GATTGTGCTAATGAGAACGATAAGAATAATGCAGTAAGCATAATAGTTAATCTACTCATCCACCACATAATTTCATGTTTGTGACGTATTATTAATGTAGTCATGATCTTGTAGCATAGTCAATAAAATGAGGATGCTCCCCTAGATAGGAGACATCCTCTTTGCTATGTTCTATTGCATCGTATGCACTCATTGCATACTCACATATCTCATGATGTTGTAGTTGATTATCGTGATATCCAACTGTGTAATGATTTTGTTGCGTTAGGGGCATGATTGTTTCAATCCCATACTATCAGATATTTATAGCACAGATTGAGTAATTTTGCCTAGTTTGGTGTGGACTCCAACACTCTGTTAGAGAACCTGGATAACTCCTTTAACCTCTGGTATATCCGTCATAAGTTTCTTTTCAATACCATTTCTTAAAGTCATGGTACTCATAGCACATGTAGCACATGCACCACCTAATCTAACTTTAACATATCCTCCTGCCGTCTCAACATATTCCAGCCACCCACCATCTGCCTCTATGTAAGGCATAAGTTCTTCTAGAACTATCATTATATTATCATCAGTCAATTCCATTACAGGAGAATTGCACCAATAATAAATCCTTTAGCAAAAGCAATACATTTAACTTGATAATCAGTCAAATTAAATCTATCTTGAAATTTCTTTATAACAGACTTATCCCATTCAACTACTTTATCGAATGCTCCTTTAATTTTATGTTTTATTGGATTTCCACAAGACATTACTATCCTCCTAGAATTTTTATTATTTATTATAATAATACAAGAACTATTGCAATTGTAGAAAGTACAGCAGAAAGTACAGAAATCTTCTCTACAGTTTTTACTTTTTCAACTACTTCATTAAGTCGGGCCATTATCTTTTTTGGGGTCAAGATCTGCAGGAATATTAGCAGCAATTATTTTTAAAGGAGCCTGTTCAACTCTAATTGTTTGAACTGTTCCACCATTACCATTACCATTAGCAGCTGCTTTAGCAGCAGCATCCATTTTCATAGTACCATCACCTTTTTTACTGGCTGTCTGAATGCCAAAGCTAGCCAGAACCCCAGTAAAAACGGATGCAATAAATGTCGGATCTATTTTCTGCTGTGGTACACCTGGTATGGCCACGTAATTTAATGTCAGAATTCCGCCCGACCACACAAGAACTCCCAGCCGTACAAATGTACTTATGATTGCTGCTTGTTCCTCCTGGTCTGGTAGAATGTTATCCTTTATTTTACCAAGAACACCTTTCTTCTTTTCTTCTGGTTTTGCCTCAGCCATAGGAATAGTATTAACTACTCCTATATAGGATCTTTACAAACCTGCAGGTGTAGGTGCTGTTGGAAGACCAGTAGTAGATGGTACAGCACCACCTACCGCACCTGGAAGTGCGTCAGCAACTGCTTCCATGACTCTAGACTTGACATTATCAACAAGTTGATCTCTTTGAACATAAGTAAATACACCCAACCCAATAACGGCAGCAGATACAACACCAGACGACAACGCGATGACATTTACAATTTTTTGCATTTGATTGAACCTAATGGTTTATTATTTATGTTTTTTATTATAGTATGCTTCATAGTATTTGACAAGCCCTGCTGTAGTATATTGATTATTACACCAGTCTTCTATACATTTTTCAACTGAAGAACCTGTATATCCATAACCAGTAAGTATCTTACGACAATCTTTTTCTTTAGGCCTATCTTTACCAGTTCTGCTAATGGTCACCTATGTACTCCATAGAAAAAATATCATGATCATCATTTTCCAGATCTAACCATTCAGAAAACTCTTGAAACAAAGAAACTGCATCATTGTGTCTATCATTTTCTTCTAAAAATTTAATTCTATTAAGAGTCCAATCGTGCGTATTCTTAAGAGTCTGCTCCAAAGTTTCCATAGTCCTTCTTCATGTAACGGCCAAGAATATTGCTATTATAGTATGCTGGTTCTCCATTGTCAAGAGATTCCATCAATACATTATTTAGAAACAGTTGCTTAGTCTCTTCATAATTCACTTTACCAAGAGTTTTATGGAGACTTATGATTTCTCTTCTAAAGTTTTCTTTGCCCAAGAATTTAACATCGGACTTAAGTTCCTCAGAACTTCCGTAGTACTTTTTCCAGTCACTCTCACTCGTAACTCTGCGTTTCCCACCTCTAGGCTTTCTACGCTGTGTAAAATATTTGCGGCCGATGTACTGTTTACCCGATTGCTTATTAGTAATGCAGTAGACGTAACCGAAGAAGTCGCCAATGTCGTCAGAAGTAAAAGCTGTACCTTTGTAGTACCAGGGATTTTCATAATCGCTTTTATCCACTTTGATCTCCCTAATATATTCATTCTTCTTCTGCTGGTTCCTCAACCGTAGCTAGGATATTATCAATCTCATCACTAGTAAATTTACCAGTTGCTTGTAATTCCTCTCTCTTACTAATAGCACCACTACTAACCTCATAAGGAACAGGTTCAACTTCTGTTTCTTCTGGAGGATTTTGAGTAGGATCTGTGATGTTTTTCCAAATATCAGACAAACCCTGCAATTCTTTAGGATCTAAGGTAGGTTGCATAATTAATATAAATTATTCTATGGATATTTAGACATAAAAAAAGAGGTCGATTAAACCTCTTCTCCATTATCAAGTAATCCATATGATTCATAGGCATCATAGTCACCGAATAACCAAGCATCTGCTTTGGCTGCTTCTTGGTATGCCTTAATTGCCTCTTCTGTTTCTTTATCAGATTTCTTTTTAGAGTCCATTTACTTCTTGCTCAAAAAATACTTCCCCTTCATTACCATACATTGTTACCTTCCACCCATCTCCTTTCTTCTTATAAACCTCTTTAGAAGTCTCAGCACCATCTTTAGTTGCTACTAACCAAGTTCTTTCATACCAATCATTTTCCACATTAAAATGGAATCCTTTATCAATTAATTTAAAAGCAAGAGCATCTAATGGATCACCATCTTTATCTCTTTTTGTAACAGATTCTACATGTGCTGGTTCATTGAAACCACGAAATAGATTTTTAATCCAATCAATCATTAGACTTTTAAATATATTTATTAAATTCTAATAAGATGAATCTATCATTTCCGATTCATCTATATCAACTTCAGAGTATGAAAGACCATCCCAATAAGAATGGTACAATCGGCCCCAAATAATATCAAATTCTTTTTGATTTAAATTCTTAAATAGACATCTTTCATCTAAGTACACATGAAATGTCTTAGAGTTTAAAGCCTGAGAACGTGTCTTTTTCAACATCTTGTTTGATTCCTCCTACAATGTAAGATTCTACTTCTGTTTCTTGTGGTGCAACCTGGAGTCCTTTTGAAGAAATCCAATGCTCTGTCCAAGGTAATGGATTATTCTTTGCAGGTATATCATAAATGGGTTTAAGTCCTATTGATTTCATCCTCTTATTAGCAATCCATTCAACATACTGATGTAATAATTTATCATTAAGACCTATCATACTACCATCTTTAAAAAGATATTCTGCCCATGCCTTCTCTTCATCTACACATTTTTTAAATGCTGCAATTAACCAAGGTTCTTGTTCTTTTATAACCTCCAACATATCAGGATCATCACCCTTTCTCCAGTTGTTTAATATGTTTTGGGTGATCGCAAGGTGTTGATTCTCATCTCGTGCAATGAGGGAGATGATCTTTGCGGATCCCTCCATGAGCTTGAGTTCACCGAAAGCAAAAGAGCAAGCAAAAGATACGTAAAAACGAATACCCTCCAAGATGTTGACATTAGCAATAGCCCTGTATAAATGTTTTTTGAGATCTCTACGTGTCCATTCTTCTGAGGGAGATCCCTTAGAATCTTTTTTCCACATACTACCCTGATCCCATTCATGTGCGTAATTAATAAAATAATCATATGCACCAGTAACACTAGCAGCACGTTCTAGAATCTTTTCATCTCTAAGAATAGTATCAAATACTTCTGAAGGATCTGAATAAACATTCTTTACAATATAAGTATATGATCTACTATGAATCATCTCCATAAAAGACCAACATTCCATACATGCTTCTAATTCAGGTAAAGAACAATATGGAATAAAAGCCATACCAGGTGCTCTACCCTGAACACTGTCTAGCATTGTTTGATACTTCAAATTAGAAGTAAAGATATGCTTTTGTTCTGGACGTAAAGATTGGAAGTCACCACGATCTTTTTGTAGTGATACTTCCTCTGGTCTCCAAAAGTATCCTAACTGA